GTACTGATTGGTGGACGGAAGCATCTGACCCGTTCTGTTTTCTGAGGTTCTGTTTGGAGTTTAAGAAGTACACGGAAGAAGGATACGGATATGTGTCTTACTTACCTGTGCGTCAGGACTGTTCCAATAATGGTATGCAGATACTGAGTTTGTTATTACGGGACAAAGAGATCGGACGCATGTGCAACCTAGTGGAGCAAGACAAAGCTAATGATATGTACACAGAGTTCAGTGATATGGTGTACGATGAGCTTAGGAAGGACGGTGGACCACTGGCTAAGACTTGGATGCAGTACGGGTTCTCTCGTAAATTAGCTAAGTTAGCAGTGATGAACAGACCGTACGGTGCTACCCACTACAATCTTGTACAGGATTTATTCAAAAGCATAGGAGTTAATCATCCGTGGACATCGACAGGTGAGATGCTTACCTCTGTTATATGGATCAGTAAGATAGTCAACCGATTAGCTAACAAAGTGTGTCGTCCTGTTAATAAAGTGATGGCATTCCTGCGTGAAAGTGTACGAGCTTTAGGTTACGATTCCGCTATTACATGGACAACACCTACAGGTTTTAAAGTAGTACAAAGCTACCGCAAATATAAGAAGATAAATGTAGAGAGCGTCTTTCAAAACCTAAGCGTTACTATCCAAGCAGATGAGTTGGACAATAAGATAGACCCAAAGGGACAAGGCAACGCAGTGACTGCTAACTTTATCCACAGTCTGGACGCATGTATTGTACACCAAGTAGCTAATGAGGTTGACTTTGACTTGGCTACTATACATGACTGTTTCGTGACACACGCTTGTAACGCTAAAAAAATCCACCGAATGGTGCGTGAAGCATACACTAAAACATTTTCTGTTGATCTCCTGACCGAGTTCAGAATGGAGCAAATCAACAATCATCCGACCGCAGAACTTCCATCCGTGCCTGAACTTGGGGACCTAGATGTCTCGGCAGTAAAGCGTATGAAGTATCTGTTGTCTTAACACCGATAAATAAAATAGATATGGCACTAAAAGCTAGAAAGAAACACGAGATTATTAAAGCTAAAGGCGTGGCTAAGTACTGTCACCTTAACGAACCAAACAAAAAGTTTGATCCGGAGTTTGGTGTGTACAGTTGTGATCTCATTATCGATAAGGAACAAGCTGATGCTATCAAACAAAAGCTTCGTCCGTTGTACGAGGAAGAGTTGCGTGAAGTACAAGAACAACATCCGGGTAAGGGTATCACACAGCGTGAGTTCCCGATTGATGAAGTGGATGGTGGATACCTGATTAAATCAAAGCTAAAAGCTGGTGGACGCAGACGAGATGGTAGTGAGTATTACATGTCGATTGCTCTGTATGATTCCGCTGGTAAACATCTTGATCCGGAAGTAAAGGTATGGGGAGGAAGCGAAGTTAATGTAGCATTTCGTCCTAAGTTCTACTACACAGCAGCTGTTGGGTTTGGGGTGACCTTTGAGTTACAAGCAGTACAAGTCCTTAAACTTGGTGAAGGTGGAGTGTCCAGCATCGCAGCATCTGCGTTCGGATTTACTACCGAAGAAGAAGGATTTGTTAATGGCGGTGAGAACTTAGAGGGTGGATTCGATGCGGAAGAAACGGAAGAAGAGGTCATCGCCAACTTCTAAGTACCGCTCTGGATTCGAACAAACATTAGCTAACCAGCTCAAGCGTAGCGGTGTTGCTTTTGAGTACGAAACAGTAAAGATAGAGTATCAAAAGATAGCTACCTACACTCCTGACTTCATACTACCCAACGGCATCATCATTGAAGCCAAGGGTGTATGGACGGTGGAGGATCGAACGAAGCATCTACTAGTCCGAGAACAACATCCACACCTAGACATCCGACTAGTATTTATGAATGCTTTTAATAAGATACGGAAAGGAAGCAACACTACCTACGCCCGCTGGTGCGAAAAGAAAAACATACTATATGCACATAAAACTATACCAAAACAATGGCTTTCACAAACACACACCAACCCTGCCCTAAGTGCGGATCAAGTGATGCAAGAGCCACTAACGACGACGGAAGCTGGCACTGTTTCAGTTGCAACCGTCACGATGGAGGAGGAGGACGAGTGAGCGAACCAACACCGAGAGAGTTTGTCAACGGATCACCTCAAGCAATAGCACGAAGAAACCTAACTGAAGATACTTGTCGTAAGTGGGGGTATTGGATGGGTGTGGTGGACGGTCAGCCTGTACAGATAGCTAACTATAAAACTAGAGACGGCAAGACATGTGCTCAGAAGCTACGCTTTGCTGACAAAAGTTTCAGAGTTAGAGGAGAGCTGATAGGACTATACGGTCAGCACCTTTGGAGAGACGGGGGCAGACGAGTGGTTGTGTGTGAGGGAGAGGTGGATGCTTTAAGTATCAGCCAAGCTTTCGATAACAAGTGGCCAGTCGTCAGTGTACCTAACGGAGCAGGAGCAGCTAAGAAGTTCATAGCACAAGCCATTGATTGGTTAGATCGTTATGAACAAGTTGTCTTCTGCTTTGATATGGATGATGTCGGACGGAAGGGAGCAGCAGAATGTGCAGCACTCTTAACACCTGGCAAAGCACACATCGCAGAGCTACCACTAAAGGATGCTAACGACATGCTTGTTGCTAACAGAAGTAAAGAGTTAGTACAGTGTTTGTTCGACGCAAGAGAGTACAGACCGGACGGCATCGTAAATGGTAAGGAACTCTGGGATGTTATCAGCCACAAGGAGGAACACAAAAGCAAACCGTATCCGTTTATCGGACTGAACCACATAACACACGGTATGAGACTAGGAGAACTTGTTACTGTTACTGCTGGTAGTGGTATCGGTAAGAGTCTGTTCTGTCGTGAGATAGCACACCATCTGTTAGGATTGGGTGAGACTGTTGGTTACATAGCTCTTGAAGAATCCGTCAGGCGTACAGCGTTGGGTATCCTTGGTATTCACATGAACAAACCACTACACCTCGATGATGATATGTTAGATGAGAAGGAACTGAAACCTGCGTTCGACAGGACTGTGGGTAACGGTAAGTTCTACACCTACGATCACTTCGGGAGTATGGAGAGTGACAATCTTCTGTCCAAAATAAGGTACTTAATTAAGGGCTTTGATTGTAAGTGGATATTCTTAGATCACCTATCGATTGTTGTTAGTGGGATACAGGGAGACGATGAACGCAGACTGATTGATAATACTATGACCAAGCTACGCTCTCTAGTAGAAGAGACAGGGTGTGGTATGGTACTTGTCAGTCATTTAAAGCGTGTGGATACTGGGCATGAGGAGGGTGGACGAGTAAGTCTGCATCACCTCCGAGGGTCCCAAGCAATCGCACAGCTATCGGACATGGTCATCGGACTTGAACGCAACCAACAAAGCGACAGGCTATCTAACGAAACAAAAGTAAGAGTACTGAAGAATCGATTCAGCGGTGAGACCGGACACTGTAGTACATTGTATTACAACATAGACACCGGACGATGCACCGAGGAAGAGAGGGCTAGTACCTTTGAACAAGAAACAAATAACAATAATGAACCATTCTAAGAAATGATAAAAACAATAAAACCAAAAATAAAAATGAAAGCAGAAATTAAAACAATATATCCTCAACAAGCCAAGCAACTATTGAAACTTAATACAAGGAACAGACCACTAGCTAGTCGTCATGTAAATTTATTAGCAAATGAAATGCGTACTGGTAATTGGAAACTTAACGGAGAAACAATAACACTAAGCGGTGATACTTTACTAGATGGACAACACCGGTTAGCTGCTTGTGTTTTAGCAAACACTCCATTCGACTCTTTTGTAGTAGAGGGTGCAGACTCTGATTGCTTTGATACAATAGATGTAGGAAAGAAACGAACCAACGCAGACACCTTACATGTAAAAGGCGAGAAGCATTATGTAGCTTTATCCTCATCACTTAGAGTTATACATTATTACTATAATGAGATTGGGGAAAATCCTGGAGATGCGTGTTCACAACTTACAAATATTCAAGTGCAGAAATTACTTGAGTGGCATCCAGGTATAAGAAAGAGTGTCAATAAATTTACTTCACCTTCGCATAAAGCTTTAGTTCCGTTGTCTCATGTTTGTGCTTTTCATTATATATTTTCCTTAAAGGACCCAGAGTTAGCTGACGAGTTCATGGAAAAATTAGTGACTGGTGCTAATCTAAGTGAGGATGATCCTGTAGCTGTGTTAAGAAACAAACTTATACTTACTAGATTAAATAATACTAAGATTGCATCTAAATTTTTGAGAGCTTATTTAATTAAAACATGGAATGCGGTTCGTGAAGGCAGAAATATAAAACATCTTTATTGGAGGACTAACCGTTGTCCAAATGAGAAGTTCCCTGTAGCAAAGTAACAAGATGAGAACACTATTCTTTGATATAGAAACTAACGGTCTTGAAGATTTCACTAATCTGACGGACTTACACACTGTACACTGCTTGTCTGTGTACGATCCGATGACTCCGAAGATGGTGACCTTTGCAGGAGATAGTATACACCGTGGACTGACAGCCTTAGCAGAAGCAGACCGTATCGTCGGACACAATGTTATTAAGTTTGATATACCTGCTTTGAAGAAGCTGTACGGATTCTCTCCACCTCTTGTTAAAGTAGTTGATACCTTAGTATTATCTAGGTGTATCTTCTCTGACTTAAGGAACGAGGACTTCGGTCGGAACAACTTCGATCCTAAACTTGTAGGTAGTCACTCACTCAAAGCTTGGGGACACCGGATGGGTAAAGCTACGAAGCTGACATACGGAGAAGAGGACGGTGCGTTCGATCACTACAACGAGGAGATGAAGAAGTACTGTGAGAGAGACTGTATAGTTACACAGCTGTTGTACGATCATTTGATTAAGCAGGACCCTAGTAATGTGATGATGAGTATAGAACATTGGTTCGCATTTATTATATCTCAACAAGAACGGCACGGATTCAGCTTTGATCTTGATAAAGCAGATAGACTGACAGCCAAGCTTACATCTATCCGTGCTGAGTTGAAAGACGAACTGCAACAGATGGTAGCACCAAAGGTGGAAGAGATGAAGAGTCCAGCTGGTTGGGTGTTACAATTAGATAGAGAAGATGGAGTAGAGATCATCAAAGCTGAGACCAAGGTAAAGCTAAAGGAGATATTGAAAGCTAGAGGCTTGAAGCAGACACTGTTAAAGGAAGCAGTAAAGAGTGGTAACAAACAAAAGACTACACTGTTCAACCCTGGTAGTAGACAGCAGATAGCCTCTGCATTAGCTGACCTTGGATACGAGTTACCAGTAGAACAAGATGCTACCACACCTAAAGTAGACGAAGCGGTACTGAAGAAGATCGATCATCCAATAGCAGCTAAGTTGTTAGACTATCTCCTCGTACAGAAAAGACTTGGTCAGTTAGCAGAGGGGGAACAAGCGTGGTTGAAGCTGGCTAAGAACGGACGGATACACGGAGCAGTAAATACAAATGGAGCGGTGACTGGGCGGTGTACACACAGCAATCCAAATGTAGCACAGGTTCCTGCTTGTCGTGTACCTTATGGTGAAGAGTGTCGGGATTTATTCGGTGCGGGTGTTGGTAAGAAGTTGGTGGGATGTGATGCTAGTGGGTTGGAGCTACGGATGTTAGCACATTACTTAGCATTCTACGACGGTGGTCAGTATGGCAAGATCGTAACAGAAGGAGATATACACACAGCTAATCAACAAGCTGCTGGACTGGAGACAAGGGACCAAGCTAAGACATTCATCTATGCTTTCCTATACGGAGCAGGTGATGCAAAGATTGGAGACATCGTAGGAGGTACAGCTAGAGATGGACAGATGTTAAAGCGTAAGTTCCTATCCAACCTACCAGCTCTGAAGAGACTACAACAGGACATCCACAAGAAAGTAGAACACGGTGGTACACTGATGGGACTGGACGGTAGGGTGTTACGCATACGCAGTA